AGGATGCAAAACATGATGACATGGTAGATACTGGAGCGTATGCTTGGGAGATGACTCGTTCGATGCCTGCATATGCCCCTGCAAGGAAGAAAGCTCCTACAATAGAAGATCTATGCTGGCAACAGCTAGAAGAAAAAGCAAAAGAACCAGATAGCTGGTCAATTATGATGAGGTAATTATGTTTAGGTTAATAGAAGGTGGAGACTTTGGCATGGAAAGTGCTAATGTTGGGTTGTGCTACGTGACATTCTTGACAAAACAAGATGATGATGCTGGAATTTTTAGAGGTCCTGCAATAGAGGAAGAAGGCTTTTTAGATGTTTCTGTAAGTTGTATAACTGATGCTGCGCAACAAGTGGGGTGGAAATCACCGGAGTCAGTTGCAAAGTTAGAAAAAGAATATCATGATCTATTAAAAATCCATACAAAATTAACTAAAGACTATACAAAGTTGGAAAAAGCGCTAAATTTAGTTAAGGAAGTTCAAAAGAGTAAATAATGGCAAAACCTAAAACAGAGGTAGAAGAAATATACGAAGAGTCCGTAAAGCATATTATGGGCCCTCTTCGCAGTTACTGGTTAAATCATGCGTTTGTTCGTGGTTTACAATGGCTACGTTGGAATACGGCAGTAACTCGTTTAAGTGAACAGGTCGAAGATAGAGACAGGATACAAGCTGTCTTTAATAAAATGCGAGCAAACCAACGCACAATAATAGCTAATCTAACTCAAAGAGAGCTTAAATTTGAGATCACTCCTACAGGTCCAGATGACGAATCCATTAGAGCTTCACGTTTAGGAGAAGCGATCTTAAGAGATTTACATAATTCTCAAAGATGGGAAGTCATTAGAGAAGAACATATGGCTGGCGTTTGCAAAGGTGGGACTGGGGCACTAATGGTTGAAATAGATCCTGATTCTAAAATGCCTACTGTAAAGCCATTGTCTTTAGCTGAGTTTATGGTAGAGCCAGGCTCTAGAAATGCTGAGACAGCTCGTTGGTGTATCAAAGTTGAGGCTCTTCCTCCTAAAACTGTTAAAGCACTTTTTGGGATGCGGAAAGAGCCACCTGCTGATGCCCATGCAGGTTTAGCTCCTTTTCAACATAGGATGCTGCATCATAGTTGGGGCAGCAATAGCACAATGCCAGAACTTACAAAAGTTCTTACGTATTATGAACGTCCAATAGGTAAGAGCAAAGGTGGTTTTCAAGTTGTCATTGATGGGAAAGTCGTGCAAAAAGGTGCATGGCCGTTTCCTTTTGAGGACCGTTTGAATATTACCGTTGCACGTGAAACTGTTGAGGAAAATCAATGGTGGGGCACTACCTACATGGATGACGTGCGTAAGGTTCAAGTTATTTTAAATGGGATATGGTCAGGTATAGCTGAACACGCTAAAGAACTTGGCACTATTCGGGCTTTGTTCCCTGCTAGTGCTGAACCGTTTGTAGAGGAAATGACGGATAAGCCAGGTTTTCAACCTTGGCCTGATGGTGTGGATTTGCCCGAATATCTTGAACAACCACAGATGCGACCTTGGTATGAACAAGTTATAGATAGAGCAAGTATGATGATTGATGACATTATGGGAGTGCATGATGTTTCTCGTGGATTAGCACCTCCTAACATTGAGTCGGGAACTGGATTATCCATCTTGGCAGAAAATGACACGTCTCCCACAGGTCGTCTGATAAAGGAGACGGCTCGATGTTGGAGGGAAGTAGCCCAAATGTCTTTGCAGGTTTACCAAAAGACGCAAAACAAAACAAGAACGATTACTGTCGATACAGGTTTTGGGCCTGAAAGGTTTCCTCATAAAGGATCCGATTTATCTGCAGAGTTTGATGTAAGGCTCCCTCCAGAAGGAATTACCCCTCGATCTCGTATAGGCATGATTCAACAAGCTGATAAAATGCTTCAACTAGGACTAATTCAATCCCCTGCGCAGTACATACGAATAGCGGAACTGCCAGGTTCTGAGGACCTAATTGCTGGGATTTCTCCAGCTACTCATAAAGCTCGTCGTGAAAATTCTGATTTAGCTAGGGGGCAGATAACAAATCCTGAGTGGCACAAGGAAGATGATCATCAGGTCCATATTGCTGAACATCGTGCTTTTATGTCTACTCAAAGATGGGAATTATTGCCTGAACGTATCCAGAAGTTATATCAAGATCACGTTCAAATGCACCAGAATTTCCAAGCTGAAAATAGAGCTAAAGAAATTCAAATGGCTGGCATGGAAGCAAGAGCCGAACAAGCTAGTGGACCAATGGATATGAGCGCTATGGGTGGACCTCCTAATCAACAAAGACAAGGACCTCCCCCTGCGCCTCCGTCCACACCCACAGGGGGAGGTCCGGCTGAAATGGCAGCAGGTATTTCTCCAGAAGCTGGCGGAGAAATGGGGATTGACCAAACAATAGAAGCAATGATGGGATAAATGTGGCAGATTATGAAAAAGAAATAAAGAAACTACGTGAAGAAGCTGCTAGATATAGGACTCAATTAGCTCCTTATAAAAAAGCTTTTGGTAGTATGGACAGTGATGCGATAGAATGGTTATTACGTTCTGTCGAATTAGTTTCCGAAGATCCTAGCGAAGCAGGTAGAAGGTTTGCTACGCTAGCTTATGGAAATCTTGGTGATAGAGAATTTAAAAACTGGATTCAAGATGTAGTCTATGACGGTGACGTTGTAGAAGAAGATTATGATCATAACGAAGATTATGAAGGAGAAGAAATGGAAATGGAAATAGATGAAAGTAACTCTAACGATATGCCTGAATGGGCAAAAAAGTTAGAAGAACGTGTTACAGGAGTAGTTCAGGCTGTCGAGCAACAAAGCCAAGAACGTGCTGCTAGCGTTGAGCGAAAAGAACAATTTAAAGTAATTAACGACACTGTTACACGACTTGGTTATGATTCGGATTCTTGGCAAGGAAAAATGCTTCTTCAAGTAGCAAGTAATGAGGTTGACGCTCAAGAAGATATTGTTACTCGATTAGAAAAAGCTGCTTCAATAGTTCAAGAGCGACTTGGGGATAAAGCTCCAAGTAACGATACTGTTCAAATTGGAGAAGCTTCGATACCAAATGAAGAGATTGAAGTTCCAGCCACTGGAGGTCAAGTAGGTGGTGGAGGTATCCCTAATGTAAATTCAGATACTCCTGCTACTTTTGGTGATGCTGATGAAGCTTTAATGAATTTAATGAAAAGTCAAGTGGGTCAATGAGTATACCAACTGCTGGAAGTCATGTAAGGTTGCAAGAAATTCATCCCAAGATGAAGTATCGTCTTGAAAAATTTTTTGCAGATCCAAGGATTAAAGACAAAGTTGTTGTTAGTTCTGGAGTACGTACTTACGCTCAGCAAAAAGACTTATATCGACGCTACAAGGCAGGAACTTTCCCGAATCTCGTAGCGAACCCAGACCGAAAATTTGGCGGTGGTTTCCAAGGCTCGTGGCACATGCAGCAGCCCCATCACCCTGAAGGGGCCTATGGGTTTGCTGTAGATTTTAGAATCTTAAGAAATATTACGACAGGAACAGTTAATAAAGTTGCCAAAGAATACGGCTTAGTTAAAACTGTGCCTTCGGAATGGTGGCATCACCAAGCTTATGGTTATCGTCATGACACTAAGAAATATGATTGGTACCCTGCTCCTGCGCTTGAAGGCAAGAAAGAGAAGAAAGCGCAAGTTGGAGCTACGATAATGGCAAAAACAGATCAACGTTCTGCTTTTGAATTTATTGGTGAAGCTATGAAAACAGTTGTTCGTAAGGGTGCTAAAGGACCACAGGTCGAGCTAATCCAAAACAGGTTAGCAAATAAAGGATATAGATTAACAAGATATCCTTCTAAGAATACTGGCATTGACGGACACTTTGGATGGTATACTCTTAGAGCATTAAAACAATTCCAGAAAAAATCTGGACTAACGGCGGATGGGATATGCGGACCGAAAACATGGAAGGCACTTATGTCATGAGTAAACTAGATTACAAAGATTTGCTTGAAAGGTGTGTAGCAACCTTTTTTCAAGCAGTCGGTGGAACACTTGGCACAAATAGCATAGTAGATATGGGAGTTTCTGAATGGAAACTTATACTTGCTAGTGGTGGCGCTGCCGTACTTAGTTTATTAAAAGGATACGCTGCATCTATTCTAGGGAAGGACGGATCCTGCTCGGTAATTACACGAGTGGAACCAGACGAGTCCGACTTGGAAGAGATGTATGGCGAGGTTCAAGCTTACTAAACGTTACTTTCAGATACTAAGTAGAGCTTTATTAGTTGCATTACTTGGTGTTGTGTGGTTTGCCCCTGCAGCTCAAGCTGAAACTATTTGCGAAACCACTGATGATGGTTGGGAATGTACAATAGTTGTAGATACTGTTGGAGAAGGACCTGAATTTACTTTTGTAATATCAGAAACTACTGAAGTTAGTATCACAACTTACACTAGTTTAACGTGCAATGACCATGGATTGGAGAGCGATAGTGCGGACCCTTATATCTACTTATATGACGATAACGAAACGTTACTTTACCAAGATGATGATTCAGCTCCACATAACAATGGAACGAATTATTGCTGGGATTCCCACATACAGGAAACCTTAGAAGCTGGAACTTACGTTCTTAGAGCGGATGCGTATGATGAGGATACAACTGGGACTTACTCTATGGATATATCTGGTGGGGAATGGACCGTTCCGACACCGACACCGACACCTACACCTACACCTACACCTTCACCAGAGCCTACTCCGACTCCCGATCCGACACCTACCCCAGAACCTACTCCAACTCCTGAACCAACTCCAGAGCCTACGCCGGAACCAGAACCAACGCCTACTCCTCAACCTGACCCCACTGTTGTTCCCACGCCCGAAGATGATATTCCTCCAGATCTGCCTGAACCCTCGCCCGAACCAGAACCAGAACCACTAGAAGACCCAGAACCGATAGAGGAACTACCCATACCGTTAGAAGAATTACCAGAATTGGAATATGAACCCCAAGAGCAAGAAGAGTGGCAACCACCAATATTGACAATAGAACCAGAGGAAGAAGAAGAATACCCATATGAGGACGATATCATCTGGGAAGACTTAGAGCTAGGAGACTATGAAGATTTTGAATGGGACTTTGAAGAAGAGGAAATTGAAGAAATTGAGGAAGAAGAGATTGAATTTTTACCTGAAGATTTTGAAGAAGAGGTAGAGGGTGACGAACAACCTTTGGAATGGGAGGAAGAACCTGAAATAATAGAAGATGATGATGAATTACTACTGGAGGAACCCGAATATGAAGACCTTGAGGTGGATGACCTCTTCGAGGAAGAGGCAGAATTTTTGGATGAAGTATTATCGGACCCAGAGGAAATTGAAGAATTTTTTGAGGATGTCATAGAAGATAATCCAGAATTTTTTGAAGAAGCCGAAGAAGAACAATTAGAAGAACTGTTTGAACGTGCTCCAGAGATATTTAACGAAGCACCTGATGAAGTCAAAGATGAATTTGAAGAATCTGTAAATATCTTTGACGGTGGTTTTGACGATTACGTGGCAGAAGATAGCACGATCACGGTAGAAGAAAGGCGTGTTGTTGTAGCAGCGACAACTATAAGCGCAGTAGCTGCAGCAAGACCATCAGTAGTATCTACTGGTGGACCATCCATCACCACAGCAAGGAGAAGAACATGAAATTCTTGAAAAAATTTATTCAAGAAACAACCATGCTCGGCTGGACTATCGGTGGAACAGGACTCGTCCTCATCACTTTAAGCGGTGAAACACGTGAGTACGGCATCTGGATTTCTATCGCTAGTTTTGTCGTGCATATGATCGGAGCCCTAATAAATTGGGACAATGATTGACATATTACATTTAGATGACGTATATTACATTTAGGTAGCAGGCTACCGAGTTGCGTCAAAGCAGGCTTTGACTTACACGAAATGACATATTAATCACTATCCACAGGAGTAGAAATGGCATCAACGTCAACTACAACGCTGGACGCAGCTCTAAAGGAATACTATCTTCCTCCGGCTCGTGAACAGCTAAACAATGAAAACATGATGCTTGCTCAGATCGAACGGACTTCTCGTCACGTTGAAGGTCGCCGAGCCGTACTATCCTTGCATGTCAGCCGTAACAGCGGTGTTGGTGCTAGGGCAGAAGGTGGGCAACTTCCAACAGCAGGAAGCCAGGGATACGCAGAAGAGCGAGTATCTCTCGCATATAACTATCTGCGAATCAAAGTATCTGGTCAAGCAATGAAGGCAACAGCAAGTGACGCAGGTTCATTCGTGCGTGCGCTTTCATCTGAAATGACACAAGGTGTTAACGACCTCCGTCGTGACATCAACCGTCAAATCTTTAACGATGGAAACGCAGCAATCGCACAATGTGCATCTGTGTCTACAGCGACAATTACACTTACCAGCCCAACAACACAACAACTGAATCAACTTCATGTTGGTATGTTGATTGACGTTGGTACAGTATCTGACGCTGACGCTAAAGGCGCTGGACTTGAGATTTCATCTATTGATAAATCAGCAGGTACAGTAACCTTCACATCTAACCCAACAGCAGGGGTCGGCACTTCGCACTTCCTATTTAGGCAGGGCAACAAGAAAGATGCTGACGGTTCTGGAGCAGACGCTGCTGACGGCGCAGGAACCTACGAGCTTATCGGTCTAGCAAAGATCGTTGGAGCTGCAGGAACCTCCCTTCACAACGTAGACTCAAGCACACATTCCCCTTGGCATTCAACAATTAACAGCAATAGCGGTACTAACCGAGCTGCAACTGACACACTCTTTGAAAAAGTCATTGATGACATTGACATCGAGTCTGCCAAAAGTCCTAACCTTTGTGTAACAACTAAAGGTGTGCGACGAAACTATGCAGCCCAGTTGAAGAGCATGAAGCGATTCAATGACGGAGCCTCTCTCACCCTGAAGGGTGGTTTCAAGGCTTTGACCATTGACTGCGGAGATGTTTCTTTACCTCTAGTAGCTGATCGTGATTGCCCAGCAAATATTGCATACCTACTCAATACCAGCCATCTGACACAACACGAAATGTCAGACTGGGAATGGGCAGACTATGACGGTGCTGTGCTAAGGAATACCTCTGGTTACGACCAATGGGAAGCCTTCATGTTTAAATACCATCAGCTCTGTACTGACCAGAGAAATACACACGGTAAAATCGCTGACCTATCGGAGAGTTAATCATGGCTCTAACGATATCTAACGAAGACCGTAGGATTATGGGAGACAGGGTAGTTATCGATGCAAAAATTGCGTTTGATGACAGTTACCCAACAAATGGTGAAGCTTTGGCTAACACAGATTTTTCTGGGTTACACCAAATAGATTCACTAATTGTGCACTCAACCAATCTTGCGCTATACCGTGTTATCTGGGATGACACCAATAGCAAGCTCAAAGTATACAAAGAAGACGGTACTACCGGCAAAGAAGCCGAAGTAGGGAATACCGACGACATAAATACTTTGCGTTGCTTGGTTCAGGTAACAGGCAAATAACCTCTAAACTAGAGCCAGCAGGGTTTTTATCCTTTCTTCCCTGCTGGCTTTAGGAGGATTATGAACACCAAACGAGCTGAGTTAACTCGACGAATACGAGAAACCAAACTCATAGGAAACGATCTAGCAGATATTATAACTAAAGGATCACCAGCTATGGGATGGGAAGGTGATCCCTTCCTAATGGTTTGTTGGAACAAAGAGTTAAACAGAATCGAAATATGGGATGAAAGGAACGGAGCCGGTAGGGAAACCTTAGTTGGCTCCGCACCTTTTGACCCACCTCCGAATCCTTATCAAATGGTTCAATACCTTATGATGCGTGATATGTCACGCAAATCTATAGATCAAATTGTTAAAGAGATTGATGATCATAACGATAAAATTTTCGAAGACAAAGCTAAAAAAGATACTGAACGATTAGAAGAAGCTGAAGACAGGATTGAATTAGCATACGCTAAGGAGATGGGATTTAAAGGAAGATTATACTAAGGTAGAAATATGGCAGAATACGATTCCAATACGCTTCGAGCACGTTTTCAGAGAAATAACGCTAATACACGTCAAACACGACGAAACAATCGTAAACCACGAAAACAAGCTCCGCTTGTTCAACCACAGCAGCAAGCAAAAATGCCAACTCCTGTGACAGGGGCGCAAACCCTGACACCAGATGTTTCGCTTGATGAGCAAGTAGAACGAATGCGACAAAGCACTTCTGCACCTCCCCCTACGGAAGCGACACCCGAAGCGAATCCGTTCGCAGGTGTGCCGACCATGTGGGAGGTGGACCCTAAAACTAGAGCGATGATGATGGCTGCTATTTTAAAAGAAATAATGAATAATCCTGAACTTCAAAAGGAGAATTGGTAATGACAACAGCAGCGAATCTAATAATATCAATTAGGAATAGGACCAACCTTGCTACTGATGACGCTAGAGTATCAGACGCTAATTTATTAGACTTTATAAATGCAGCTATTCAAGATTGTGAATCGCAAAAAGAATGGCCTTGGCGAGAAAAAATAGAAACAATCACTATTAATATCAATGACAATGATTACACTCCGGCTGCGGATTGGAAAACTACCTTGTCGCTTACGCTGGATGATCCTCCAGCGGTATTACAACGACGAACATGGAAGTGGACAAGGAGATTAGCATGGAACAACTTAAAAGGTACGCCAGTATACTATACAGATCATGGAGGCGTTTTGTATCTTTTCCCAGTACCAGATGCTGCATATACGATGAAGCATCGGTATTTGGAAACTGTGGATGTCCTTGCCGCGACAAGTTCAAGTGTTGCAAGTCCTGACTGGTTCGATCCAGTTATCGTAACAAAAGCTTCTTCGTATGTAGCACAGAAACTACGTGATAGTGAATTGTATCAAATGCTTGAAACACAATATAAGCAGCAGATCAGAGGCTTTGCTGATGATGTAAGTAGAACATATGAACCAGTAACAGTAAGTACACGTAGGGACTGGGAGTATGGATAATGCCTACAGAACAGCCAGAGGTTGTAACTTATAAGAATTGGAAGGCAGGCCCTTGGCATTCTTTAGGCCCTGACTATGGTCCTGAAAAAGGGTTTAACTACGATTGTGTTAATATGCAAGTGTACGCTAATGGTTCGTTAGGGCCTAGACCTTGCCTTAAGTCAATGTTTAGTGATATTTATCTTATGAGTAGCGCTTATCAATCCTTTGGTGCTGCTATTTGGTTTCAGGAAGATGATGCTGGGGGGCAAGCATTAAACACGTCGTCAGATTCAGACGCTACATTTCTCCCTATTGAACTTGGTAGTGGCACAAAACGTTGGTACGACCATAGTGCTGATGCTGCTGTTGCTGCTAGTATCGCTGTTGATTGGTCCACTTTAAGAACGCCTTTAAAACCAACTAGGTATTATCCTCAGGGTGGTGGTGGGGCTTGGGATGCAAGCACTGAAGCAGTAATTGCTTCTATGCCCTATTCAAAACTGGGAGATACAAGTATTATATTAGGAGGTGACGGTTACCTATATAACTTTGATGATCCAGCTTCAGATGCGTACCAAGATATAACTGCTGGCACAGCAGAAACAAATTATGAATACCCTGCTAATTGGGAACCAACGGCATTATTCGCATGGAGAGATAGATTCTGGTCATGGGGAGATTACGATGATGGATCTAACCATGCAGGAAATAGAATACATTATTCTAAAGTAGGCGACATTAAACAATGGACGGCCTTAGGCTATATCGATGTTGGAGCTGACGCAGATCTACCCATTGTTGGGGTATGGCCGGTATTCGATAATTTATTGATAGCCATGGCTGATAGCAGATGGTACAGGTACACGTTCACCGACGATCCTGATTTTGGTGAAATACGTTACATAGGAACTAAAGTTATTCCTGATTTTGGCGTAACTGCTGCAACCACAGGAAGCGCAATAATATTTATAACTAAACAAAGCGGAGTAGTAGTAGCGACTAAAGACAGTATCGACGACCAAACCTTTGCCCACATCCAAGTGCCTCAAGATGGTGACGACTCCCAAGATGTCTTCTTCTTACGAGGGATGTCAGCACATGCGCATAACGCAATATGTTTACCTTATATGGTTAAAACAGTAGGAGCCACAGTCCCAAATAACGTGCACAAGGGAGATAGATCTCTTGAGCTAGTTAACGGAGTGTGGACACAACATTTGTATTTTGGGCCAGGCGATGACAGCGTGTTAGCTCCTGCGTTTGTAGATGCTGTCCCTATGGGAAATGATCATTGGGGCTTTTTTGCAGCTCCTATTTATAATACTGCTAATTCGTCAACTACTTTCGATGACAGATTCTACATGCGACCTGTTACATTAAATAGGCCGTCTAACAGTAACGATACATATACTACAAATACTGAAGTAGCTGATCATACTAACGATACTGATGACCGTTTTGAAGGTGCCGTATGGTTATCAACTTTTAGGCCAGAAGAAAAAAATAGTGCTGCTATAGAAAAAGTAATTATTGATTTTGATTTTTGGAACTCTTCTGGGTTCACAACTCCAGCGTTTACTGTTAAAGCTGATTGTGTTCACGAAGGAGATGAGATATCCACCATCACCGTAGGCTCTCTTGATGCTAGTGAATTAAGCGCTACTGGTGGCACTGTTTATAAACCTAAACGAGGGCGTGTGGTTTTACGCCCAGCAAGAATGCCCCTATCTTCTCAGATAGATGTCAGTATCACAGGAATAAAATCAGTAGCTTTTAAAGAAATATCAGTAGTTTATGCAGTACAATCACAAACTCCTTTAACTAATATAAACACATGACAACTTGGGACGAATACATCAATCAAGTCAACACTGATATTGATTTTGACAGTCCGATATACTCTGCTATAAGTGTAGGCACAGGCATGATTCTAAATGGGAATCTTCGCCAAATTGATGGAGAAATACAAGCTACAGGCTTAAAACTTGACAGTGTTTCTTTGACTACTATTCAAACAGGTAGCGAAAGTTTTGCCGATAATGACACTAGCCTAATGACTAGTGCTGCAATACAGGACAAAATAGAAGCATATGGATATAGCACCACTACTGGTGATATTACAGGAGTAACAGCAGGAACTGGTCTTTCGGGGGGAGGAGCAAGTGGAGCTGTTACTCTTAATGTATCCGGCCTTACACTATCTGAATTTGCTGGTGCTTCTATCCAAACAGGTAGTGAGTCGTTTGCTGATAATGATACGACGTTAATGACTAGTGCTGCGATACAAGACAAGATTGAAGGATACGGATATACGACTGCTACCGGAGATATTACTGGAGTGACAGCAGGTACCGGATTATCAGGTGGAGGAAGTAGCGGTGGTGTTACTTTATCCGTAGCTGATTTAGCTGTGTCTCATTTTGCTGGGGCCACTATCCAAACAGGTAGTGAATCATTCGCTGATAATGACACTACGTTAATGACCAGCGCTGCCATACAGGACAAGATCACTTCGTATGGTTATATCACTGGTGTGACAAATATTGGTGGTAACGCTGCGACTGCTACAGCATTGGAAACAGCTCGCACTATTAATGGTGTGTCGTTTGATGGTACTGCGGATGTTACTGGCAATACTTCTATTACAGGTTCGTTGACTGTTGGCATTAACGATACAGGACATGATGTTGTCTTTTATGGGGCTACAGATGGCGATAAATGGAAATGGGATGAGTCGTCTGATGCGATGCTTGTTGAAGGTAATTCGTTTTTAGAGCAGAAAGTTCAGACAGGGCAAGTGGCCTGGACTTGTGAACCTTGGGCTAATTCGACGATTATGTTGGGGAATTATGGTTCTGTTGGTACGCAAGGTTCGTATAGAACTTCGTTGGCATGGAACTATGAACGAGGAGTGGATTCTGGTTCGGGAAGTCCTTTTACGCATTTAGATGTTAATAGCTACCCTCAAGCAGGCGATTTTTCTATTGGAAACAGCGGTTTTCTTTTTAATTATCATGAGGATTACGAAAATAATCACACTACTAATCCTACAGCAGTTGCGAATATAGATACTATTGGTCAACTTATTTCTACTAAAGCAGGGGCAGACGGCGGTATTGCGCTTGGACAAGTGTTCAGCACTTCATACGTTGGTTTGAGAACTGCTGGTATGTCCATGTCAAGCGGTGACGAATACATGATCATGAGTAATGGTAATCACACGTTTATTTCTGCTGGAAATAGCGCTGCAAGTGATGTGTATATACGAGCAGGTGGCAACTCAACCAGTTGTCAAATCCATTTAGACACGTCTGAAGATAATATTAACATTACTGGCAATCTAGGAGTAGGCGTAACGGCAGGTACTTGGCCTATCCACTTTGCTACTGACGATGATTTAACTTCGTTTACTGGAACTGGCAAAGGTGGAATTTGTATTAGTAATAGCGATTATGATTCTGGCGATTTTAATGCAATAGATTTTACTTATGGCACTTATACCAATCCAGTGGCAAGAATAGCAGCAAAAATTACTGGTGGCGGTTCTGAACTTCACTTTGGGACTTCCAGTGGTTATTCAGGTGGGATCACAAATACGGCTATTGAAATAAACAATGCTGGTAGGGTGAAAGTTGGCACAGGCTCAGGTGATTTTCAAATGCATGGCGCACACGGTGTTGAAAGTTTCAGGGCAGTAACAAGCGTTGTCAGGGCAGCAAATATCGTAAACACTACAACTACAAGTGGTTCAGCAAATGTGCATATTAGTTCAGGCAACAACTCCATGTATAGGAACACATCGTCTGCTAAGTACAAGACAGATATAGAAGATCTCGAAGATGCCTATGCAGACAAACTTCTTGATCTCAGACCAGTTTGGTTTAGGTCGCTATGTAAAGATGACCCTGATGAACACTCATACTACGGATTCATTGCTGAAGAAGTCGCAAAAATAGAGCCACGGCTTGCGACCTATGGACCATCAGATGATTGTGCATGTCCTCCAGAGGAAGATGACCCCGATCATGTGGAGCATCACTTAGAAGGGTGCTTAATTCCTGACGGTGTTAATTACGATAGACTCGTTGTTCACCTTACGAACTTAGCCAAGAGACAAGATGCTACAATTAAAGGGATAGAAGCAAGAGTAGCTTCATTGGAAGGATAATAATGGATATTACATTAGAAGAACTAGTAGCAGAGATGGACAAAAGTTTTAACAAAGAACTAACCATATGCATTCAAAAGCTACAAATAATCAAACTGAAAACAATGCTTGATGACAAGCCAGAAGAAGAAGAGTAACATACTGATATGGAAGAATATATTGTTCAACAAGGCGATTCTTATTGGGCGATAGCAAAACGTTTAGGGATAGACCCTGTGGAGCTATTGCGCATGAACGGACTAACCATGTCCACTGTTAATGAAATAGGCGCTTTACATGTTGGAGATAGCATCAAGGTCCCTCCTCAACCAGTAACAACTCAAGCTACCACTGATGAAGCATACGGAATGGATTGGGATGCCCCAAATGACGATTACGATTGGGTAGCACCAAGTGCCCCTGTTCAAGATCTTGTTGGAGATCCTGCTTATGATGCCTTTCTTGCACAATATGGTTTTGACGTAGGGGCAGCAGAACAATCTCGGATTAGCCAAGGTCTTCTTTTAGAAGGCGCTATGAGCAGACAACTAGGAGAGTTGACAGACCCAAGCGCTAATCCGTATAGTCAGACAGCAGCTCGTACTGGAAGTATGTTTGATATAGGTCTTGAAAAAGATCTTGAACGATCTGAAAACGTATACGCAGGAAGAGGAATGGCATTTAGCGGTGGAAAATTTAAAGCTGCTGCTGATATAGGCACTGATTGGGGACTGAAAGAAGCAGACTACTGGTCCGAAGTCAATAAAGAAAGAAACATTTTAGATCAAACATACATGGATAAACGTAGGGACCTTGAAATGCAAAAACTAGCTCAAGAATCCTCTGCTTATCAACGCAGAGTAACTGAAGATATTATGGCTCAATATGGCTAACAAAGTAGATACAGACACAGATGAATTAGAAGCGTCTATCGATGCTTCAGCAGAGCAGCAATTAGCTATGTCAGCTCAGTTCGGTTCTCAAGCTGAGAATGTCATGAACCAGTTGAAAGTGGGAGCTCAAGAACGTCGTGAAGATTTTCAAGAAACCATTTTAAGTGGCGTAAATGCACCTATTGAAGCTGACGCTATTGCTGCATTAACAGAAGATTACGATGCTATTCTTAGTGGTGTTCAACGTGAAGCGTCATTGGCGCAACAAGCAACTCTTAGAAATATAGAGCAGCAACAAGCTGCTACTCAGAACTATATGGAGATGATGGGCGCAGCATTGCCAGCGCTAGAAGCTCGTTTGCAAGCTCAGATTGAAGCTGCTAGTAGAGCAGGCGGTGGCGGTGGCGGTGGCGGAGGCAGAGGAGGTGGAGGGTTAGATCCTTCAATGCTCTTTGGAGATCCAAATGTTGACCCCATGGCTGGTTATCCTGCGACACGTGAAGAAACCGCCGATTATGATCCAAGTGGGGAAAATCCTTACGGTGAATACTGGGGCATGGAACGAACTGACGAAGAAAAGAAAGCTTTAGCTAAAGAACTAGGAATAGATGAAGCTACTTTGTTTACAGATCATGGCTATGAAACTTTTGCTGACGCAACAACTAGAAATCCTGATCGAGCAAAATGGTTCTTCATGACTATAGCTAAAGAGTTTGGTTACGATCAAGCAGAGCTTGAACAAGCATACGCAGACATATGGGGGACAGCTACGACAGTATCAAGTACGCCTGGCGAATCAGAGTTTCCTCATTGGTTCTTGAACAAAGGCGTATCAATGTTTACAAGCCTTGTAGCTGATGGGATGGATCCAAAGATCGCCCATGAGTATGTATCTTCTAGCATTTTGGGCGAAATGGAAAGGCAATATTGGGACAAAGAAAAGAAATTTGAACCTGAAAAATATAATCAATGGGTAGCTGATTTCAAGTTCCTTATGAGCGTTGAATACAATGGAATGTTACTCGCTAACAATCGGCCTATGGATTACGAGGTTAGTGGAATGCCAGGCGATCCTAGATCGGTGTATCAAGTTGGTAATCGTATGACTCCTTTGGATGATGAGGAGAATTTTGGGACTGATGATTGGGACCCTGATGAAGATTGGTATGTTGACAATCCTGATGTTATCAACGCTAGGAAAAGGGAAGAAGATTTTATTGAAACTCGTGAAGAAGTAGCTGATGATCCGCTGATGCGATTCAGACCTCCAGAGGAAGAGCCGTCGCCGTACCTTAATCCTGATAGAGAACCATGGGAAGAGGGTCAACGGTTATTTGATCCTGCACCTCTTGAATCATTTTTGAGAGACAGATTAACTCCAGCAGAGCCATTGGAACAACGTGGGCCTACCTACGATATTCCTTCTGCAGATTATTTAGGTATAGGTGACGAAGTAGCTGATGAAGCTTTACGTGACGCTATACCTGAAAACGTTGATTATTCTGGAATTGGTGAAGGCTACAAGCCAGCTCCTAAGGGGCCAACTGATTCGCCTTATCAAATTAAACAAGTCGATGCTGCCACCGTTTCTACTCCACCAAAAATACAGGAATCTTCAATAGATTTTTCAGCTCCTGAAATAGGTGATGCTATAGCAGCTATGCAAGCACAAACTTCTTTAATGAATAGAATGAATATGCCTGATTTTGAACAAGCAAATGACGAGCTTGCACTTTTCCTACAACAAAAAGAAAAAGAAAAGAAAGAAGCGGAAGCAGCAGCAGCAGCAGCAGCAGCAATAGCTGCAGCACAGAGCAAAACTAAACCTAAACCTAAACCTAAAACTGCGAATCCCCAAATAAATAGTTTAATTCGTTTGCAACAAGCTGCAAAAGAGAATGCTCGGAAGTACGCCAACTTTAGAATTTTCTAGGGGCTAAATGACAACTATACACCCCTATTACAACGCTAAATTCGAAAAAGAACCTAGTAGTCAGGGAAAACCAGTTGACCCGATTACAGCTTATCAAGAAGCTGGGATGGGTCCTTTCGCTAACAAGCTAACTCAAGAACAAGATCCATGGACATCATATCTACAGCTCCTACAGCGTGGGCAGGTCCCTGCCCAATACGGAGTGCCTTCTGATCCCAGAGGGCTTCTCCCTCAAAGCGCACTTATCCCTGACGAGGAAGGTAGGACAACCTACCAGCTCCCGACGGTTGGCGAACAACCTAACACGCCGTACAGTCAGGAATTAATTGATGCTTATCTACGTTCTGATATGAAGGGAACAACAATAGAAGAAGAGCTTCTTGAACCTGTAGATATTAGTAAGGTTCATCCTTATTATGGCGCTCAACGTAAAGAATCTGAGGTGTTTAAAGAATACGAAGCAATGAAAGAACAACAAATGATGGATGCCATGGGTTGGGATCCTGAATTAGCGATGAAAGACATCGAACGTGTTCAAGAGCTTGGTCCTGATAACGCACAAAACTTAAGAAACTTAGCCACTATGTCTTTGCGGATGATGCAAATGGACGATCCAGAAATGAAAGCAAATGCTCAAGCTATCTTGCATCTTTTCAAAGACTACGAACCTTTCCATAATATATTTGATGCTGAAACAAACGGCACTACTACATACGCTCTCTTGTATGAACCTCCCAAAGAACCTAGTAGAGTAATGAAATTGATTGGACATGTAGTCGGAGCTATAGCGCCTATAGCTGAGACAGGAAACTGGTTAAGAAAAGTTGCTGTTGACATCAAACAAGGTGAATACAAATCTGCTGTAGCTCGGCTCGCTCGTGGTGGGCTTAACGCTGCAGGTGAAATAGGCGACATCTTTGCATACATGGCCTTACCTCCTTTAGCTTTAGTAAAAGCTGGCGAAGTAGCAATGAGCAAAGCTGGATGGGGTAACAATTCAGAATTTATGGATAAGTTAATAGATCCATTAGCGAGCTTTGCAGGTAACCCTATAGGTTCTGTAACTAATAAACTAGAAGATGCTATTACAGATTCTGGTGTTATTAGCGATAGGTGGAAAGAGTTTGATTCAAACGATGATGGTTTCCTTGGTTTCTTTGAAGCTGTTGGCAACCCTGACTATGGTAAAGATTGGTTTGGTGGAGGCAAATTAGGTTGGACAGCGCATCATATTATGGAACTAGGTGGGTTAATAGGTAGTGATCCAATTTCTATAGCTAGTGCTGGGGCAGGTCATGTAGCTAAAACTGCTATTAGGCAGATGTCTACAGCTCTCGGTGTTTTAAATAAAGAGGCAGGGGGAGTGGCTAAATTATGGATAACTTTAGGAGATGATGCTGCATTAGCTCAATCTAAAGCAGTTCGTGCTGCACAACTTGTCGCACATGGATTTAACAAAACACCTATAAAGAACGCTACTGCAATGGACAAGCAGATAATAAAAGATCTGCTACATTTCGCAAGAGCTGGAGATGAAGCGACAGCTACGCTAGGTAGCAAAGGCGGTTACCAAAAGGTGCTGTTGGACGCTACCGCTAAACAAAATAAAAAGATAGCTAGGTCTGCGGAACGTGTAATGAAACGAACAGGTGGCGGTATTTTTGCCACTTATCCAAGTGTTTTCGCAACAGGAAAAGGCATAGGGGTAGTAGACCATTTGGTGCCAGGAACTAGAAGGTTGTATCAATGGACGAGATCAGCAGGCTATAAGCATGATACTTGGGAAGCTGTCGTAAGGTACATACCTTTAATAGGTACTGCTACTACAAGGGGAGTAGCTCACGGCGCAGCACGGATCCAAACAGGAGCTAAAGGATTCCATGATGTTCGTACTCAGTTTGATAAAGCTAATAAAATTATAGAGATTTTAAGAAAGGGAGCTAATCAAGAGGAAGTAATTGATGATTACATTTTCCAAACGTTAGGAGATGTACCAGTAACTGGCCCGCAATCTGTTACTAGGGGAGTAAGTGACCTTGGACTACCTGAATCATTTGGTATAGAGGATTTCATAAAGGTAATTAAGACAACCGACGAAGAAGCTGCAAAAATATTAAGGTTCTTTGAAGACACTGGAATTAT